ACCGCCTCGATGGTCTTGTAAGCGCGGCGGATGGTCTGCTCGCTCTCGCCCACGAACTTCGACTTCATGGCACCGAAGTTGAAGCGCAACAGCGGGCATTGCCAAGCCGTGGCGGTTGCCTTGGCCGTCAGCGTCTTGCCGGTGCCGGGAGGGCCGACAACCAGCAGGCCCTTGGGCGCAGGCAGGCCGTAGGCACGAGCCTTCGGGCTGAATGCAACGCTGCGGCCCGTCAGCCACGTTTTGATGACGTCCAATCCGCCGACCGCATCCAAGCCGCCGGGAATCGGGTCATACCATTCCAGCACTTTCTCACGGGCGATGACCCGTTTCTTCTCATTGGCAACCAGCGCCGGATCAACGCGGCGAAGCTGCACAAGCGAGCGCGCGTAGCAAGCCTGCGCTTCTTCACCGCTCAGTCCGATGGCCGCATCGATGGCGGCTTCACGGTTGCCGTTCGGTGCTGCCGTTTTCTGCAACTCCTCAGGCAGCGATTCAATGGCCGCATCGAGAATGTCGGCAATCTCGGCACGGTCGGGCAGCGGCCACTCCACCATCACGGCCTGACCGACCAGCTCTGGCGGAATTTCACCAGACGCGGTCAGGATAATGATGGCCTGCGCGGCATCGCGTTTGGTCGCGGGCAGGGAGCGCGCGAGATTACGCAACTGGCGCAGCACGGTCGCGCCCATCGGGCCATTCAGCCACACGGGCAGATCGCGCATGATCCAGACGCAGCGCATCGGGCGGGAAGAATTCGCCGCCTCATTGATCGCGGCCAGAACCTCAGCCGGTTCATTGCTGGCCAGCGGCGCGATCTTGCCGTCCATTTCGCAGACGCCCTGTGCCACGTCCCAAGTGCGGGCCATGTATCCAGCGGCGGCAGCGGCTTCCACGAGATAACGTTCGACGCGCGCTTCCTCTTTGGTGTTGATCCAGATCACCGAGTTGCGCGCACGAAGCAGTGCTGCGACGTTAGCGGCTTCGTTCTGGCTCTTGGTCATGGTATTGTCAGTCATTGGTATCTCCATTTTGCGCCGCTCATGGGCGCGATGTTTTCAGGGAAATTTCAGGGAAAAGTCAGTGACAGTGTGAAGTAGTCGTGCCGTGCGCGTGGCACTTTTTCATCTTGTCACCGTGCGCGGGTGCCGTGCTGACCATCACGAACGTGAGAAAGGTCACGGCTAGAACGAGCATCAACTTATGCATGACGTACCTCATTTGGGTTTTGGGTTGAACGAATCATGTGAACCACGTTGGCGTCGGTCAGAAAAAGCACGAGGCGTGTCTTGTCCGCGCCAGCGAGGTCAGAAATATGCCGCGCAACGCGCGCGGCATCCTCAGGTGTCAGGTCATCGCGTATGAAGCGGCGCTCGCCGTCCACGTAGCCGGTGAGTTTCATGCGCGTCGCTCCGTGATATCGTGAATAACCGCGACGCAGTCGGCGTACATCTTCTCCACACGGTCGATGAAATTCCGCGCAGTGGTGAGGCCGCGAAACGTGCGGACCTCAGTCACGATGTTGCGGCGGTCATAGACGTAAACTTGAACGTACATGGTAGGCTCCATTTTCTCAGAGGTTTGGGTTGTGAAGTCACGGTCGTGAACTTCGGAGACAGGCACCACTGCGGATGCCTGCCCGAAATTCAGTTCTCAGTTGCTTGCGCCATGCTCGTTGCCAAGATCAACTCGCTACTGCGGTGCGTCTTGGGTCGTAGTGTGCGGCGTTAGGTTTGGTGTTGCATCGAACGCGCTCGCTTTATCTTTTCAGGGAGCCAGTGCGTCGCTGCGGAAGGGTGAGGTCGTTTGCGGTCATGCTCGCTACTGCGGATGTGCCGCCTCCCGAATCATGCTTGCTACTGCAGATGTGTTCGGCATTTCATCGAGCGTCTCGCTACTGCGGCTCGCTCGGTAGTCGTGCTTTCCGTTTTGTCATTCGGCTGGTCGCACGAATTCCCCGCGTCGACTTGCGGTGGTCGTTCCTCTGCCGGAAACCAGTTGCGCTCCTTTCCGCTGACGTGCGTTCGCGGGCGCTCCTACCGGGTGGAGTCCTGTTGGTGCCGCCTTCGTCTGGCTTGGGGCTGCTTAGGCACAGGGGGCCGCAGGTGGGGTGAACCACCACGGGCATAATGCCCTATCCCGCATAGCCTGTCCATATCAGGGATACCCGCACTCTGAGCGGGTTTCTGGTAGGACTTCTGCCCTAGGGCGTGATGAGGGTGCTTTTTGATGCCGGGATGGCATTAGGCGGCTCTGTGTTTCGCCATTCAGGATGCTCGCGCATTTTTGCGCTCTCATCCTTTGTGAACCAGACCGTGCCGCTAAGCGGACGACCTAACAATGTCTCCGCCGCATCACGCGGAATGTAGCCAGCTGGCTCATTATTGGCAGCGAATATAGAATGCGCTTGTGATGTCTCAATGACCAGCCATTCACGCATTACAGCATGGCCTCGACCCGCTGCGGCTTGATGCCCCGGTGCTCCATGACGGCCAGCAACATTGCCGTGGCGCGCGGCACGGGCCACTCCCCGCTCGCATAGCGACGCGAGGTACGCTCATTCACGCCGATAAACTTCGCGGCCTTGCGCTGAGAAAGACCAAGCGATTTAATGACCTTCTTGTAACGGGCCGCTGTCATTATCTTGTCGTGCATTTCTAATACTCCGGTTACGCATAGCCGCACACCCTAGGGCATGGCATGGCGAAGCTCAACGGCATTCAGTCCTGTGGACAAATTGTCCGCACGGTATCCCGGTGTCTGTTTTTTGCAGACAGGCGACCGCAAATCAGCTAGAAGTTCCCGCCATGCAGACCAAGGACGCAGAGCAGACCGGTTTTCATATATTTCTGGATGACGTGACAGTGGCGCGGCTGATTGAGGTCGCCGAGTCCTGCCACGCATCACCGCGCCAGATCATCGCCGCCATCGTGCGCGATGTGCTGGAAGATGATGCGCTGGCGCATATGCAGGAAGATCACGTTACGCTGCAATGAGTTATGCGATCGGGTGAGATCGTAGTGTCCCTAGTTCCCGAAACCCAACTCACCCGCTCGTCATGAGGGAGGCCGAGTCTCCTACCCGGATGGCTCGGCCTTTTCCTTTTTTGACAACGTAAGCGCCTCATGCAGCGCGCGTTCTATCGTATACTCACGGTGCTCAAGCACGGCGGCAATCTGGACGGTATCCATCCCCTGCCTGAACAATTCGAGAACGGCGCTCAAAAACAGTTTACGGGTTGCACTTGGCTCATTGCGGTTCATGGGATTTACCGTAAACATTGCGCATGGAAACCGGCCCGCTCTGGTATGCCGCCCGTGCCAAACCGAGCCAAGAACGTGTTGCGCTCGATAATCTAAAAAGGCAGAATTTCCAAGCGTACTATCCACTTATCCAGTTTGAAAAAGCCAAAAACGGCAAAGTGGTTCGCACCACTGAAGGACTTTTTCCCGGCTACCTGTTCGTGAATTGCTTTCTTGAACCGGCAGCATGGCGACTTATCAACAGTACGCGCGGAATTTTGAAACTGCTGTCGTTTTCCCAAGACGGAAAACCCGCGCCAGTGCCAAACGGTGAAATAGAAAAGCTTCAACTTCAGGAAAAATCTGGAGAATTTGTTATTTCTGAAATAGTGGTTTTCAAAAAAGGTGATTTCATAAAAATCAAAAACGGCCCATCCGCAGGCAGGGTCGGTCAGGTCATCCGCACCCGTGGAGAACGGGTAGAGTTCCTGCTTCAGTTGCTCGGCAGGCATGTGCGGTGTATAGCTCCACAGCACACACTCGATTTGGTAGAGCGGGAGCGTAAGTCCTCCTGTGCGGTAGCCATTTACTGAATGTGCGGCGAGCCGCTGGTACTCACCCCCGTCCCCGTTGGTAAGTGAGCGTGTGCAGTCCCCGCTGCATGATCAGCGGCTCACCCCACACACGCGCGCATCAGGTACCCCACACCCCCATGTCCCACAGATGGTATGGTACTAAGCGTTGGCAGTTACTAAGGAAACACCAACTGCACACACACCCCCTGTGTGCGCTCTGCCTACAGCGTGGCATGGTGGTCAGTGCTACTACTGCGGACCATGTGACACCACACAAGGGTGATGCTCATTTATTCTGGCATGGTACCCTGCAGTCCCTGTGCTCCCACTGCCACAACAGTCGCAAGCGAATGATCGAGGTTGTTGGTTACACGAACGACATAGGCATAGATGGTTGGTACAGCGACCCTATGCACCCCACAAACCAAGGAAGATCAAAGGCATAGTATATCTATCCCTATAGAACACATGCACCCATCTGATTTTTTTTGAATGAAACAAAAAATAAAGTGGGGGGGATCCTTTAGCTATAGGATCGCCGTTGAAGTACACCGTCGCGCGAAAATTTCGTTCATAAATTGCAACAAAAGCGGGATCGGCCTGTTACAAAATTGGATTTGTCAAACGTGAAACAATCTATCAAGACACGCTCCGCTGCCTCGCGCAAAGCATGGCGAACGAGGAAGCGTATGATGGCCGCGCGTCAGGAGGATTTGCACTGCGCTGACCCGGTTTTGCTACAGGAGGCCGCACTGGCACGATACAACGACCGGGCGCGGCGCGCGATGGGCAACACGGATAACTGGCCGCACTACATGCGGCGGGCGCTGCCGGGACCGGAGTTTGGCAGCAGGTGAAACAGCGCGGCAGGAAATCCAAGGCAGCGGTCGCGGCAGACCTCGTCGTCATCGAGGGGGATTTTGGCCGCGAGCGTCCGCTCCCTCCGAGCGACCTGACGCCCCGGCAGGCCGAAATATGGACGGCCATCGTGAACGATGAGCCGCTGGACCACTTCAGCACCGCCGCCACTCGGGAAATGCTGATGGACTACTGCCAGCACCGGGAAACGCTGGAAATCATCAACAACACGATGAACCAGTTTCACGCCGAGTGGCTGAAAAGCGCCAACGGGGCCAAGCGTTTCAACCAGCTTTGCAAGATGCGGGTGCTGGAAACGCGGGCAGCGGCCTCGCTTGCGACCAAGCTGCGGCTAACCAACCAGAGCCGCTACACTCCGCGCGCCGCGCAGTCGGCTTCCGCCAACACCGCGAAGGGCAACAAGCCGTGGGAATGGGACCCGCCGGTCGATGGGGCGTAAGGTTTCGCGCGGCGTCAAGAACATAGGCTGGATCGAGGAGTTCTGCCGCATCCCTGAAGGCCCCGATGTGGGCAAGAAGGTGAAGCTGCGGTCGTGGCAGAAGACGGAAATCAAGAAAATCTACAACAACAAGCACGGGACGCGCCGTGCCATCATTTCGTTCGGCAGGAAGAACGCCAAGACGACGCTGGCCGCGTTCCTGTTGCTGCTTCATCTGGTCGGCCCTGAGCGCAGGCGTAATTCGCAACTCTTCAGTTCCGCGCAGTCGCGGGAGCAGGCGGCGCTCATATTCGCGCTGGCGGCAAAAGTGGTGCGTATGTCGCCTACGCTGCGCTCGGTGGTCATCGTGCGGGACACCGCCAAGCAGCTTCTGTGTCCAGAATTGGGGACGCACTACCGGGCGCTGAGCGCGGAGGCGTCGACCGCCTACGGTCTCAATCCCGTGTTCATGGTGCACGACGAATTAGGTCAGGTACGTGGACCTACTTCGGAATTATACGAGGCGCTGGAAACGGCGACCGGCGCGCAGGAGAACCCGATCAGCGTCATCATCAGCACGCAGGCCCCGACGGATGGGGACTTGCTGTCGCTCCTGATAGACGATGCGCTGGCCAAAAACGATCCGCGCGTCACGTTATCGCTCTATACGGCTCCGCCAGACTCCGATCCGTTCGACCGCAAGACGATAAAGCTGGCCAACCCCGCGTTCGGCGATTTCCTGAACGAGCGTGAAGTGCAGGCGATGGCGGAGGACGCCAAGCGGATGCCGAGCCGCGAGGCGGAGTATCGCAACCTCGTGCTGAATCAGCGGGTGGAGGCGAGCAATCCGTTCATATCGAAGCAGCTTTGGCAGGAGTGCGGAGAGCCACCCAAGCTGGTTTGGGATGACACCCCGGTTTACGGCGGGCTTGATCTGTCAGCGGTGAATGACCTGACGGCGCTGGTCCTGATAGCCCATATAGGCGGCAAGTGGCAGGTGCGGCCTACGTTCTGGCTACCTGAGGAAGGGATACGCGAGCGGTCGCGGCTGGATCACGTCCAGTACGATGTATGGGCAAAGGACGGTTACCTAGAGTTAACACCGGGGAAGTCGGTTGAATACGAATACGTCGCGCAGAAAATCTTCGACATTTTCAGCGAATTGAACATCAGGAAGGTGGCGTTTGACCGTTGGGGCTTCCGGCATCTCAAGCCGTGGTTGCTCAAAGCCGGGTTCACCGAAACAGAACTCGAGCAGAAGTTCGTAGAGCACGGTCAGGGTTACCAATCGATGAGTCCGGCGCTGCGCGCCTTGGAAAGTCTGCTGCTCACCAAAAAGATGTGCCACGGCAATCATCCGGTGCTGGCCATGTGCGCGGCCCGCGCGGTGGTCAATCGAGACCCTGCGGGCAACCGGAAACTTAACAAGGCCAAGTCTCGTGGCCGGATCGACGGCATGGTATGCCTAGCGATGGCGGCGGCAGTGGCGGAAGCCACCCCGGAGGAAAAGGCGAAGGAATACTCGATCATGATTATCTGACAGGGAGGATGACATGGTGCTCGCAGGATTTCCGCTTTCAGCAATTCTTCTCGGCGTCATCAACACCGCAATCGTGGTGGCGATCCTTCTGCTGGTCGGCGCAATCATCCAGTGGGGACTGAGCTACATCGGCGTGACGATTCCCGATATCGTCGTCAAATTATACATCGGCGTCGTGGTTCTCATCGCGATCTACATGGTGGTCGCGCTTCTGTTGGGTCTGCCGGTAGGACCGCACATCATAGGATCGACGTGAGTGGCGGATTGGACTGACAAAGGCATCCAGAGGAGGTGCATAAGTTTCAGTGCTTTTCGCCTTGACGGTTTGGCTGATATTATTCCCCGTGTTCGTGGGTGCAGCGTATTTGATATTGGTTGTAACCGCGCTGCTGTTTGCCATGATCTCGTTCTTGCTGGTGCTTGCGTTCTACACGGTTGCGATATTGATCCGACTTGCATCATGGTCGCCAACCACACGTTCGCAGATATCCGATCAGTCGAAGCGCGTTTCGAAGTAGTCGACCTCACAGGAGGTCCCGGTGCCGTGAAAAAGGCGTTCGGTGAAAGCTACCGGAAGGAATACGACTTCATGCTGATGCTGGCGGTCTATCACAAGCTGCGGCGCGTCATGCCGCTGGACAGGCTGCTCTATCTGGTAGACCACTTCGCGCACCATACGGGAAAGTTCTTCGTGTGGCGCGGCAGCGCGGAGGAACGGGCGGAATTCGAGCCGGTGCTGCTGAAGCGGGATTTCAAGCTCGTACACTACTCCACCATCAGTCTTGCGCGCGACTCGTACTCTCTGCCGGAAGCCGCTGTGGTACCGCAACCGGCGGCGATCTGGAGCCGGTGATGACAAGAAGAATGACGACCATACTGGTCGTTATCACGTTTGTGGCCGCTGGCATCAGTCTGTTCGACATACGATCTGATACGGCGGAGCCGATTAAATGCGTTTCAGTCGAAGAACGGGAGCGTATTCGCACCGTCGTGATTGAAGGCATCGACAAGGCGCTGAAGCAGCATGTGCAAAAGTTGTTCGATATCTGGATGAAGGATACAAGCAAGCAGCCCGAGCGCGCCATCGAAGGCATGGAAATAGGAATAAGCGCCCATGTTCGCGCGCGAACCAATGCACTGAATTGGAATCCGCCGCCATGCTAGATCATCGCAAAATATAGGAGCGCCGACATGAATCGCGCCTACGCAATGCTGGACGTGAAGATGGTAGACCCCGAACTGCGGATGCTGCGCGGCACGGCTACGACGCCACAGCCGGACCGCATGGGTGATATCGTCGAGAGCAAGGGCATCCGGTTCAAGAACCCTATGCCGTTACTCTGGCAGCACAAGGCCGATAAGCCGGTCGGTTGGGTGAATTTCAAGGAGCCAACCGATGCGGGGATAGAATTCGAGGCCCGCATTGCCAAGAGTGATGACGCAGGCGCTCTGAAGGAGCGGCTGGATGAAGCGTGGCAGTCCGTGAAGATGGGGCTGGTGCGCGCCGTCAGCATCGGCTTCCGCGCCATAGAATTTTCCTTCATGAAAGAAGGCGGCGGAATACATTTCACCGAAAGCGAAGTGATGGAATTGTCGCTGGTCACCATCCCTGCCAATGAGCAGGCGACCATCAGCGACATTAAAGCGATCGACACCCTGTCAGTTGCCGCGTCAGGCATTGAACTGAAGGGGTGCGAAAGACCAGTGAAACCCGGCGACACGGGAAAACGTAAGGTTTCTGCGAAGGAGACTAAAGTGAAAACGATCAAGGAACGCATCACTGCGTTTGAAGCCTCCCGTGCCGCCAAGACCGCGCGCATGGAAGAACTGATGACGAAGGCTGGTGACGAACTCGCCACCTTGGATAAGGCGGAGAGCGAGGAATACGACACGCTGGAAGGCGAGGTTAAGTCTATCGACGAGCACCTCACCCGCCTGCGCGCGTTGGAGAAAAGCAACGCGGCTGCGGCTAAGCCGGTCGATGATGAAACGGTGGCAAAGTCGAGCGTAGGCGGCATCGCCGAGCGCGTTCGCGTCTCAGTCATCAAGCCGGACCTTCCCAAGGGCACCGCCTTCACGCGCTACTGCATGGCGGTCGCTTACGCGAAAGGCGACACGGTCAAGGCCGTGAATATGGCCAAGCAGTGGAAGGATCAGACGCCGGAAGTCAGTCTGGTTCTTGAGCATGATGTGCCGAGCATCCTGCGCGCGGCAGTCGCGGTCGGAACGACAACGGACGGCGCATGGGCCGCTCCGCTCGTTGCGTATCAGATCATGGCGGATCAGTTCATCGAACTGCTGCGTCCCGCCACCATCATCGGACGGATTCCCGGCCTGCGCCGTGTCCCGTTCAATATCCAGATGCCGCGCACGACCGCAGGGTCGAGCGTAGGGTGGGTCGGTGAAGGTGCGCCGAAGCCCGTCAGCGCAATGGCATTTGATACCGTCAACCTGCGTTGGGCCAAGGCGGCAGGTATCGTCGTTCTGACCGATGAACTTGTCCGCTTCTCCAATCCGTCTGCCGAGGCAGTCGTGCGGCAGGACTTGGTAGCGGCTATGGCGCAGTTCTTGGATCGGCAGTTTGTCGATCCGGCAGTGGCGGAAGTCGTCAACGTATCGCCCGCGTCGATCACGAACGGCGTCACGCCCGTTCCGTCGAGTGGCACTACGGCGGCGGCATTCCGTGCCGACCTGAAGAGCATGTTCGCCGGATTCCTGTCGGCGAACCTGTCGACGGCAGGCGGCGTGTTCCTGATGACGCAGACGCAGGCACTCAGCCTCGGCATCATGCTGAACTCGCTCGGACAGCCGGTATTCCCGCAGATGGCCGTCGATGGCGGCACGCTGTTGGGCTACACGGTCGTCACATCGGAAAATATCCCGGCAACCGGCAACTCACCGGCTGACGGAACGCCGATCATCTTCCTGAAGGCCGATGAAATAATGCTGGCCGATGACGGACAGGTCGTGATTGACGCCAGCAATCAGGCATCGGTCCAGATGGACAGCGCACCCGACTCCCCGCCCACGGCATCGACCAACTTGGTCAGCCTGTGGCAGATGAACATGACGGGTCTGCGGGCCGAGCGCTGGATCAACTGGAAGAAGCGCCGCGCGGCAGCGGTCGCCTATATCTCGAACTGCAAATACGCCGAGTAATCCCACAACAGAACATCGGCGGAGTGTGAACCTCACTCCGCCGATTGGGGTAAGCCGGATTGTTGAGTACAGGGAATAGTCCCTCCGCTCGTTTTGGCCGCAGTCCGGCTTGCTTCATTTTTACGGGGATACCAGATGCAGATCGTGGCAATTACGGACGTGTTCTACGCCAACCGGACGCACCATCCCGGCGATGTATTCGATGCAGAGGATGAACACGCGCGCATGTTGATCGGATGGGGCAAGGTTAAGCCGCAGACGCCGGATAACAAAGCGATGGTGCCCATCAAGCAGAAGGCTCCAAAAAAGGAAGACCCCCCCGCTCGGCGGATACCCAATCCGCGCCGCAAGCGATACCTGCGGCGGGACATGGTGGCGGAGGACTGATGCGGATTTTCGGTCTGGACATAACTCGCGCCAAGGAAACTCAGCCGCCATTGCGTCCGGTATGGGAGAACAGCGGCGCAAACTGGTTCGGCGTCATCCGGGAAAGCTTCACGGGCGCGTGGCAGCGCGATGTAGAAATCCGTTTGCCGAGCGTGCTGTCATTCTCGACGGTCTATACCTGCGTCACGCTCATCGCCAGCGACATAGGAAAGCTGACGCTGCGGCTGGTGGTGGAAGATGATGATGATATCTGGGTCGAGGTCGACGTTCCCGCCTTCTCTCCGGTTCTCAAAAAACCGAACCGGTATCAGACCAGACAGAAATTCATCGAGAACTGGATCACGTCCAAGCTGTGCAACGGCAACACTTACGTTCTGAAGGAGCGCGATAACCGGAACGTGGTGGTCGCGATGTATATTCTGGACCCGCAACTGGTGAAGCCGTTGATCGCGCCGGATGGCGCAGTGTTCTACCAACTCTATACATCCTATCTGGCTGGCATCGAGACGGAAAACACGGTCGTTCCCGCCAGCGAAATCATCCACGATGTGATGGTGCCGCTGTATCATCCGTTATGCGGTGTCTCTCCCCTCACCGCCTGCGGCCTTGCCGCCATTCAGGGACTCAATATCCAGAACAATTCCGCAAAGTTCTTCGCCAACGGCTCCAACCCCGGCGGCATACTGACCGCACCGGGACCGATCACCGATGATGCGGCGCGGCGGCTGAAGGATTATTGGGAACTGAACTACACCGGCAACAATATCGGCAAGGTCGCGGTGTTGGGCGACGGCCTTCAGTATCAAGGCATGAACGTCAACGCCACGGATTCGAAGCTGATAGATCAACTGAAGTGGACGAGCGACACGATCTGCTCGGTGTTTCACATTCCACCCTACATGGTCGGCGTCGGACAGCCGCCTTCGTATAACAATATCGAGGCACTGAACCAGCAATACTATTCGCAATGCCTGCAATGCCACATCGAAGCGATCGAGGTTCTGCTGGATGAGGGTTTAGGCCTTGACCAAACCAACAAGGGTTACGGCACCGAGTTCGATCTGGATGATCTGCTCCGCATGGATACGTCCACGCAATATCGCACTTATGGAGAAGGCGTGGCGCGCGGCATCCTCGCGCCCAATGAGGCGCGCCGGAAAATCAATCTGAAGCCGGTCAAAGGTGGTGACACGCCGTATCTGCAACAGCAGAACTATTCGCTTGAGGCGCTGAACAAACGCGACACCAAGGAAGACCCGTTCGCTCCCAAACCGGCAGGAGCGCTACCGGGAGCGAAGCCGCCTAGCAATGGACAGAAGCCGCCGCCTGCCGTTGAGCCGCCGCCGCCGCAGAAATTGCTGCCGGATTATTCGCCCAAGCTTAACGGCGATGAGATTTACGAACTGTTGGGGTCAGCCCTATGAACAGAGAAACAGACACCGTTCTGTTGCAGACCATCGGCAGGTTCATCGCGGCACAGGTGCAGTTGGCGGTCGGCCCCCTCACCTTCATCATCGAAAGCCAAGCCAAGGAAATCAAGCTGCTGAAGGACGCGGCGGCGCTGGTGCCGGTGCCGGTGAATGGCAAGGACGGCACAAATGGCAAAGACTGTGACATGGCGGAGGTTATGGCGGCGGTTACTGCCCGCGTGGACGAGTATCTGGAAAGAATTCCAGTACCGCAGAACGGCAAGGACGGCATCGATGGCAAGAATGGTGTCGATGGCAAGGATGGAGCGCCGGGTGCGGACGGAAAGGATGGCGCTAACGGCAAGGACGGATTGAGCGGCGGTGATGGCTTGCCGGGGAAGGACGGCAAGGATGCCGATATGGTCCAGTTACTCAGCTATATCGATGAGGCCATCAAGACCATTCCCATACCGAGCAACGGGCGCGATGGCAATGATGGCAAGGACGGCAAGGATGGCATCAACGGCAAGGATGGCGCGGACGTTGTCGCCGCCTTCCGTGACAGCGACAAGCATCTGATCCTCACATTATCGAACGGCGTGACCAAGGACATAGGCCCGATACACGGACAGGACGGCAAAGATGGTAAGGATGGCGTGAGCGGCAAGGATGGCGTGAATGGTCGTGACGGCTTCAGCCTCGATAACTTTGAAATGCTGTTCGACGGTGAGCGCACATACACTTACAAGTTCGCCAGCGGCGAACTAAAAAAGGAATTCAAGTTCATCAACAAGAACCTGCTCTATCGTGGCATATGGCGCGCGGGCGTTTTCCAGTGCGGCGATGTGGTGACGTATGACGGTAGCATGTTCGTGGCCACGCAGGACACCGACACGGTGCCGGGAACGCCTAACAGCGGATGGCAACTGGCGACCAAGCGCGGGCGTGACGGCAAGGACGGAGTAAAGGGCAAAGAGGGACCGCCGGGGAAGGACGGTCGCCCCGGTCGTGACCTGACGCAGATGGCTCCGGACGGACGCAAGTGGTGATGCGATGGCACTGAAGCTCATCACGCCAGCCGCCCCGGTGCTGACGCTTGAAGAAGTGAAAATGCATCTGCGCGTCATCGACGATGATGAGGATGCGCTGATCACATCATTAGAGCTCGCCGCCACGCGCTTTGCTGAAACCTTCACGGGTCGCGCGTTTTCCTTGCAGACGTGGGACTTGGTGTTGGATGCGTTTCCATCCGACAATGAACTGGAAATCAAAATCCCGCTGCCGCCGCTGATTGACGTGGTGCATATAGCCTATGACAACACGGGCGGTGATGAAGCCTTTGTGCCGAGCGGATCGTATTTCGTTGATAATGTAAGCCAGCCGGGATGGATCGTTCCGCAAGGCTATAGTCCATCATGGCCCGATACGGTGGACGCCATCAATTCGGTGCGCGTTCGTTTTCGCGCCGGGTAT